TTGAAGTAATCCTTACCCCAGATGTCTGCCGGAGCCGTCAGGTTAATGCCGTACATCTCTTCGATGAATCTCGCCTGCAGAGGCTCGATGGCCTTACCTGCGAGAGTGTACTTCGTGTCTTCAAAAGGCTTCTCGTACGTGCGAGTGATCGCACACCATGCCTCAAAGGGAGTGCTCCATCTGTTTACGCCCAGGATCGCGCCCAGCCGGGTCCCGGTGATCTTCTTCGGTCTCTTCGGAGGATCTACGATGATCGTGTTGTCACTGTTCCACAGCATCCGTCTTCTCTTCCTTTCCGTCCTTATAGTAGGACTTGATCATGACCTGAATGTTCTCGATCAGCTTCTGAGCATTGCCTCTGCTCACCTTCGTCAGGCCTTCGGTCTTCTCACCCAGCGCCTTGACAAATCCAGTCAGCTTCTCATCGTCAGGATTCAGCTTTACCAGATCGGCGCAAGCCTTCTTCAGTGCTTTCAGCTGCAGTTCATCCGCAGGACCGTCAGGATCCGTCAGTTCCTTCGTGATCTCTTTCCGCTCTGCCTGAGTCTTCGGCTTTGCCTTAGTCTTCTTCTCGGCAGGTTTCGGCTCTTCGGTCTTCTCTTCCGCAGGCTTCTCTTTGCCCAGATTGGCATCGATGGAATCAGCCTCTACGATGTCCAGAGCCATCATCCACAGATATCGTCTCAGGTAGGTGATGGATGCGCCCAGTGCCTGCAGCGGATTCGTGACCACATTGCCCTTGTTGCTGACAATCGGTTCGATCTCCCGGAAGGGGAGGACAAACCTGATAATGTTATCGCCGGGATCTTCAGCATCCATCACGATCATTTCAGCCTCGCCATCCCTGAAGGAAACGATGTGAATCAGGTTCAGTTCGGCGAAGATCTGCGTAGCCATAGGCACGATGTCTTCTAATTCGAAGTACTTGAACTCAAGGTGCATGTTCTTGCCTGACTTGGAAGCACCTGCCTGCAGGAACTTGAGTCTGGCCTGTGCCAGCTTGGTGTACACGTTACTCGTTTTTGTTGTTGTAGCCATTGCTATCTCCTTTACCATGTTCCGTATTTCTTGTTGTTCTTATATTCCGTGAAGAACTTCACAGCCTGTACATAAAACTTCCGATCGCTCTCGTTGCCGTCCGCGATGCACCTTCCGATCATGCCCATACCGTTTTCGATCTTCGTCAGCAGATCCTTCATCGTCTGCACCTCTTCGGTCAGATCGGCTACCTGCTTCACCAGTGTATCCATCGTCTCGCTGCCGACCGGGGTGTCTGGGTTTGCGAAGACGGCAACATCCGCACTCTCTGTCGGTTTCATCTTCTCCCGGTCTGCGCCAAATGTTTTGCAGAACGTCTCTATGTTCTGTTCCGATGCCCGACCGTCTACAACAAGCCGTCTGGCTGTTGCTGTCGATACACCGAGTCGATAGCTGACTTCTTCAAGCCGCATATCTTTCGTGAACGACTGCACATACGGCAGATTCACCTCGATAGTCTTCCTCATTTGTCCTCCTCGTCTCCTACAACATCTCCAGTGTCTTCTTCATCAGCGAGTTGACCACTCGCGTGTTCACCTTCGGAGCCGCGATGCCTTTGAAGTCGTTGATCAGCTTCCACGCTTGCCTGCAGTACCACGACTTGTCGATCTGGTCTATCGTCACTTCATTCCGATTGTCAATCAGGCAGTGCTGTGGCATCCCGGATTCTTTGGTAACCATGCCGCTCTGGTGGCGCTTATACAGTGTGCCGTAGGTCTTGTCCTTACTGGCATAAACCCTGTTCACTCTCTGACATGGGATCTTTTCACTGCCGTGTTCCAGCCAGACCTCAGTGTATTTACTCGATGCCTTCGCGATCAGCTGGAACTTAAGCGGATCGATGTGTTCTTCGATGCACCTCTCTGGAGGAGTGCCGTCAAGGAAGTAAAGCTTAATCGTTCTGGCGATCACTTCGGCATTGTTGTTGATCTTGAACGCACCTGCAGGTGCTACGCCTCTCACCAGTGCGCCGCCCTTGACTTTCAGGTTTCCGTTTCCGACCGGGATCTCAAGATAATTGTTAACATCACGCTGTACGATCTTCTCGATCAGATCCTCTTCCAGTTCAAACCCTGTCCGGTCCTGCCACTCTTGCGTGATCTCTTCCCACTTCGGCAGATCGCAGTCATCCAGGCTGACCATAATGCCGTCAGTGTTCAGCTGCACAAGCGTCAGTGTCGGACAGTCTCTCACCAGATGCTCTGCCAGTTCCAACAGCTGCAGCTGACCGCTGATGCATACAGACCGTGCCATGAGCGGATCGTACAGATCGTTGTAGGCTGTCTCACCTTTGCCATTGAGCATGCACCCATACGCTGTGTTGACAATCAGCTTCAGCGAGTTAGCCTTCTCTTTGTCTCCGGCCTTCTTGGCTTTCAGCCTGTCTTTCACGACCTGTGCGAACGTATCCGGCGAAGGGATGTTTCTGGAGCAGTAGCCGTTCAGGATCATCTGGTGCGGATAGTAGCTTGATACGTCCTTGTTCCTGATACTCCGTCCCGGTCTGGCCTCTTCGATGTAGTTCGGAATCGCGCCGTGGATGCCACCAAAACCGAGTGTCGTAGGACATTCACCCACCATCAGTTCCAGCTTACTGGAGAACAGCACTTCGTCCGATACAGACGGATCGTGCATCCTGCCGAAGAACTCAAACACCTCTGTGGGGATGAACTCTGTCCGAAGACAGGAAGGGTAGTAGTAATCCCTCTCGTCCGTCCTTGGTTTGCTCGGCAGCTTCGCATCCAGGAAGACCGCTGTCAGCTTCGCATTGGTCATCCGCAGTGCCTTCCTGATCGGAATCCCTTTGATCTTCGCCAGAGAGATCTTGTTCAGTAAGTAGTTCTTCCTGAGATAGAGCAGCTGTTCCGTAGCGTCCACATCGTGCTTGCAGTAGTGGATCATCTCTTCCAGTTCCTCTGGCGTCCAAGGGTGATCGATGTCAAAGCTGATAGAACTCTCTTCGATGTCCATACCCAGATGCCCTTCGATGCTCTTCAGGCTCGTTCCCACCTGACAGTCATCCATCAGGTCAAAACTGTCGAACCAGATCCCGGACTCTTTCATGAGCGGAATGTCCCATCCGTTCACACCTTCGGAGATGATAAGATCGTTGACCTCTTTCACCTCTTCCGGGTCAGCATTCATCAGGATCGCCCTCAGGATGAAGTCATCGTAGTGCTTGCAGTTAAAGCCGCACAGCAGAGGACTCTGCTCCATGAAGGCACTCAGTTCTTCATTGTCATTATGGATGACCGTGTAGTACCCTGTCTCAACCTGCTTCAGCACCACAAGCCAGTCATACTTTGTCACCTCAAAGTCGAAGACGTAGAGGTTATCTGGGATGAATAAGTCCACGCTTTATCATCTCCTTTCTGACATCCTGCTCGATCTTTTCCATCAGCACCCGACCGGGGATCCCGGTGTAGTACTCAGGCCAGTCTGAGAAGAGAAACCTCTTCGTATATCGACTGACATGCTCTGGTGATTTCTTGTGGAGCAGTTCGTTCTTATACATGACCGCATAGTCATCACACGCCTGCTTCGTGATCGCGTAGCCTAGATTGACATACGGATCATCCGTTATCTGGTTCTGGTGCTGTGCCGACCAGTCAAGGTTGATGTTATTCCTCCTGCGTCCCATCTTCACAGTCTCCCGGAAGGACGAACAGCAGTGTCAGGCAGATGATGATCACCTGCAGTGCCAGCTTCCACGCATCGCCGTCAGCAGCGCAGAACGCCAGAAACATCACTGCGAGAAGTCCACATCTGATTGTGTTCATATTACCTTCTTTCTTCGATCACACACCCGGCTTTCTTGTAGGTAGTCCTTCGCTTCTTGTAGGACTTCTCCAGCGAGGTGATGTTGTCGATGTAGTCATAAACAACAGGATCCGTCTTTCCCTCAAACGTCCTAGCCACTCGCCCTATGCTCTGGGTGATCACGGCGTAATCCTTTTGAGGCGTTGTCAGATACAGTCTGTCGAGTCTGGGGATATCGAGGCCTTCCTTTGCCAGAGCGTACGTGGCGAAGAGGAAGTGCAGTTTCCCGGTCCGCGTCTTTTCGATGGCCTCTTCCCTTTCGGCTTTCGCCTTCTTGCTGACCATCTTTCCATCGATGACCGCTCCTAGATGCCTCAATGTCGGCGGCAGGCCGTACCAGAGTCTTTTCAGATGGTCTACCCGGTCAGACAGGATCAGGTTACTGTGTCCGCTGTTTTCCACCAGATCTGTGATGATCTGAGCGTTCCGTTCCTCGCACTCTCCTAACCATGTCAGCATCTTCGCATAGACGATGGTTCCGTCTGTACTCAGAAATGCAGGATCCAGACCGATGCCTGTATCTACAGGCCTGATGTGTACCTGCATCACCTTGTCCGCTACCGCTTCTGCAGGAACAGTGTAGGCTACCGGTCCCAGCAGGGAGTAGGTGGCTCGGATGAGACCGTCTGCTCGGTGTACCGTAGCCGACAGGCCGTACTTGTGTCTCGCTCTCAGACGGTTCAGCACCGCCGAGAACATAGATACTGAGGTAGGCGTTCCTGCCACACGATGACATTCGTCGCAGATGATGGTGTCCCACTCATCCCGGTAGAGATCCAGATCGATGTGGCACATCGTCTGCACCGTAGCGAAGGTGATCAGGCTTCCCACATCCACCTTGCCCTCCGTGATGGTTCCCATGCCGGCCTCAGGGAAATATAATTCAGCACGTTCTTTGCTCTGCTTCAGCAGATCCTTCGTGTGCGTCAGCCAGAGCGTCTTCCGGCCTATCTTACTGGCGAGCGCCAGCCCCATATGTGTCTTGCCGCTCCCGGCAGGACTCTGCAGGATGCCGTACTGCGCTTTCTCCATTGCAACCACGGCCTCTTTCTGATAATCGTAAAGAGGTACTTCACCGGGGAAGGCCACCTCTTCCTGCAGCTTGAACAGCGTTCCGATCTCGCATCCCTTAATCAGCGGAAGGATGTCCTTCAGACAGCCGTAAGGGAGTCTCAGCCTGCCGTCCAACCTTGCATACATGTGCAAATGCCTTGGCG